GTTTGGTATCTTATGTTGAACTTGGGCATCACTACCCGATATACCAAGGTAAACGTCAGGTGTACGATCAGGGTAAGAACGCTGGTAAAGAGAAAGCAGAGGATATGGTTATCCATATGACCTTTGAGTTCAGTACGTATGAGTACACCGGGAGTAATCCCCTGACGATAAGCTATAGTACACCCTTTGGTGCTGGTGAGTTCATTAATAAACTAGCTATGGGTAAATCGTTAGAAGAAGGTTGGTGCTCACGTAAGATGGCACTGAAGACTAATTACGTTAAGATGCTTATGGCTATGCAGAAAGCTTTAGGTACAGGACAGCAGTTCCACGAGATGGTTGGTGAAGTATTCGGGTGCACAGTGCAGCATAAACTAGGGAAGAAAGCAAGGGAAGATGGAACTATACCTGTGTACACGAATGTACAGAATTTCTCCTTCGTTAAACCTGAATTCAAGAACCCTGCTGATGGTAAGATAACTGTAGTACCTTGCCCTGATAAGATTGCAGATTATTGTTCTGTATTCGATTGGGCTAATCCAACTATAGAAGGTTGGGCGCTGTTACCTAAGAGACTACAGAAAGCATGCCAAGGAGCTATGGATTACAACGGTAGTCCTCTGCATATGATGCTTACGGAGTACTCCGCTAATACCCCAGATATAGCCGGGGACGATGCGAGTGCACCAGAAGCACCAGAAGAGACTCAGGGTAAACCTGCGGTTGCAGATGAACCTATAGATGATATTCCAGTATAAGGAGGAGTTATGAAGATCTATACAAGTAAGAAAGACGCTGTAAAAGCAGCAACAACGATGGATGAAATTTTCTTTGATAATAGACCATTCTGTCCTACTATCAATGGGCTATGTAATACGAACTGTATATGTCATGCTACTTCTATGGTACTAAGGTATAAAAATAGTAACACAGAGGTATACATTCGTCCACCTTATTGTATACATAAAGACCACCAGGAGTAACTATGAGTTCATTAAGAGATGATATAATATATGCAGCAGATGAATTAGATGATGAATTAGATGAGACTAAAGATGAATTAGAAAAGGCTAAAGAAAAAATAACTGATCTAGAAGATGAAATAGACAATCTTGAAGCTACTATCTATGATCTTAATAAAGCCTTAGAGGAATTTGAATGATAACCTATAACCCTACTGCTGTTGCACGAGATCCAGACACAGAGGTATTAATTGATGCTGACTGCGTAGGATACTGGGGTGCAGCAGGTTGTGATACACAAGCCCTTGCTTCTGCTACGCACAGGATTGACGTTCGTATGAACCAGATACTTGATGAGTGCCAAGCAGGTAAGTACACTGGATACCTAACAGGTAAAGGGAACTTCCGTGATGCAATTGCTACACTCCGGAGATACAAAGGGAATAGATACGATGCTTTTGGGAATCGTATAAAAGAACAACCTGAGTGGCTCAAGGAGTGTAGGGAATACCTTATACAGGAATGGGACTGCATCTTAGAAGAAGGTCAAGAGGCTGATGATGCTTTAGGTATACATAGATCTAGGTACCCAGAAGATTCACATAGAGTTATTATAAGCTCTATAGATAAAGATCTGAAGATCAATCCTGGTCTGCATCATAACATGAATACTGGAGAGATAGAGCAGTGCAATGGCTTTGGTGAAATAAAGCTAAAGAAAGGTAAGGTACACGGATACGGTTTGAAGTTCTTTTATGCTCAGATGATAATGGGGGATAACGCTGATCACATCAGGGGTTTACCCAAGGTAACCGAGGGTATGAAAGAGGTATGGCCGAAGATGCGCCGGGGTGGGGCTGGAGATATGACGGCTTACCGTGTTCTAGAGAACTGTAAAGATGAATTGCAGGCTCATGGCCTTGTTTGGTACTGCTACCAAGATTACTGGACTCAGAATAGTTATACGCACTGGAATGATAAAAATAAAGTGTACCCTAAGGGGTTAACCACAGCACGTAAGCAGTTCATTGAACAAGGTAGACTGCTTTGGATGCGAAGAAAGGAGAATGAACTATGGGAACCGAGGTATCCGTTGTTGAAAATGGAAATATAAATGCGTACCTTAAGGAGATACTTAATTACTTCAAGCTCTTTGACAAGAATGTACAAGGGTATTTCACCGGGGGCTGCTTGTGTAAACACCCGACGAATGATATAGACTTCATGATCGTTGGGGAGTTCGATACAGAGTATTATCAGTCAGCTTTGAAATACCTGAATAACGTCGGGGTTATATCGGAGTACGAAGGGTGGAGACAGTACTCTGATGATCCTTTTAATTTTGATTTCATTGGAGTTACTAAACTTAATGAACGTAAGATTGATCTCCTCTGTGTAGATAGCCGTAAAGATGATGTATATAGCACCATGCATAAATACCCTCTAAGTAAACAGATGGTGTCTATGCTCTTCGGAACGAATACAATACTGTTTGGATCAAAGCACTCAGCTAATCCTATAAGGATCTACCGGGAGGCACCAGAATGCGTCCTGAAGTACAAAGGGTATTACCCTGATGTAAAGTTCACTGAGAATTATATAAAACAAGAGGAGGTAAACCCATTCATGTAATTATACTTAAGGCAGGTAAAGAGTTAAAGGAGTGGAAAGATAAACACACCCCTATGAATTGCCCTCTGTGTAACCGTGATATGAAAACAGTTACATCAAGTAACAGAGTAGTTGATCATGATCACAGTACCGGATTAGTCAGAGGAGTCCTCTGTCGTAATTGTAATGGTCTAGAAGGGCGTATTAAAAGTATCTGTGTACGTGCAGGTAAACACATAAAGAACCCAGATTTCCTGAGTAACATCATAGAGTACTGGAGTACAAATAACAGTACAGAGGTGTATTACCCAGGGTCTAAGCTGGTTAACGGGGTGGTAAAGCCACCTACAAAGAAACGAAAAAAAAGATACAGAAGTATTTAATTAGAACCCGATGTCGGGAACTTATAACAGTGCGAAGGCACAAATTAATGGAGAGAATATGAATAGAGTAACAGTTGGATCAACTGAAGTAGAAACAATCGAAGCAACAGATGCAGTAAAAGTTGAAACAGATGTACCTGATACATCAGAGGTAACAACCGAGGAAATCCTGGGTACCGCTGGGGATTCAATCAAGGGTAAACTGTCGGCATGCTTGGATGTACTATTTAGACTTATTCCGATTGCAGATAGTCTAGACACAGGTGCTGGACTGCTTACAAAGAAAGCTATTAACTCTGCGGGTATGACAGTACGTGCTGATGTTATGGCTATTGCGAAAGCTCTGAAACCTGTACGTAAACAGGTGCTTGAAGCTGTGAATGCAAAACGTGGATCTATTGCGGGTATTCAGGCGATAGATAAGAAAGAGAAACTGCAAGCACAGATTGAAGCTATGCAGGCTAAGGTTGCTGAACTTGAAGCTGAAATGAGCTAATTAATTAGGGTTCCTGTAACGGGAACCCTTTTTTTATCGGGGGTTTTATGAAGTTACGTGTTGAAGTAAAAAACGATATACTTGGAGATAGTGTATTTTGGGAAGGGGACTCTGAAGATATAAAAGAAATAAAGAATATACCTGCCCGGGTGCTTGCATATAAAGTATCCCAAGATGGTAAAACTTTACAATCAGGTATGTGGTTAGTATCTGAAATTAAATAGGAGTTACATGGATTTCACAGATTACCAAGAAGCAGCAAGGAAGACAGCTATTTATCCAGAAGGATCACTGTACTCTGTCCTAGGGTTAGCTGAGGAAGCAGGAGAAGTAGCAGGGAAGTTCGCTAAGGCAGTTAGGGATCAAACAGATACAGATACATTAGAATTCTATAACGCTATAGTTAAAGAGTTAGGTGATGTACTATGGATGCTATCTGCTGTATGCACAGATAACGGAATACCATTGAGTGAAGTTGCACGGGTGAATATCGAGAAGTTAAAGAGTAGAGCACAGCGGGGTAAACTAGGAGGTTCCGGAGATGATCGTTGAATACAGAACAGAAATGTATATAGCTAACCGTATAATAGAGGCTATAAATAAAGCTAAAGATGATGATAAGAAGATAAAATATATTACATTAACCCCTAAGGAATGGGATGATTTTTGTAGTGATGATTCTGTATGGTTTCTTATAAAAAATAATAATCTCCCAGATACATGCTGTTTTAACAACGTTAAAATAAAGAAAGGGACAGAGAATGACAAATGAGTTCAGAACGAGTTACGGCGCTGATATCTTCAAGAACAAGTACAGGAACACTAAAGGTAATTGTGGTACCTGGGCTGCGCTTGCTGGTACTATGGTACACCGTGTTTGTGATGACCTCATGGAACCTAAAGATATCTCAGAGCTTACTAGATACATTCAGGAGATGAAATTCATACCCGCTGGACGCTACCTGTATTACGCTGGTCGTGCAGCTATGTACTTCAATAACTGCTTTGCGTTCATCGGGGAAGACTCCAGGGAAGGTTGGGCTGACCTCGGTTGGCAGCACTTCCTTGCACTGATGGTAGGTGGAGGTTGCGGAACGTACTACGGAGATATCAGAGCAAAAGGGGAAGTTATCAGTCGTACAGGTGGGTACGCCAGTGGTCCTATCCCTTTGATGTATGCTATGAACGAGATCGGACGGAATGTACAACAGGGTGGCTCTAGACGTTCAGCGTTGTACGCTAGTTTACCTTGGGATCATCCGGATATCAATGATTTCCTACGATCTAAGAACTGGACCCCAGAGCAAATAGAAGGTAAAGCGAAAGATTTCAATTACCCTGCACCTTTAGATATGACTAACGTATCTGTGGAGTACTCAGATCTAGCTGGTTTAGATTCTGAGGTATTCAAGAAGAACGTTAAGCAAGCTATGAAAACAGGTGAGCCTGGGTTCAGCTTTAACTTCAATAATCCAGAGGAGGTGGGAAGGAATGCATGCGCTGAGTTCATCACTGATAGAGATTCTGATCTGTGTAATTTGGGCAGTCTTAATCTATCGAGGATACAGAACCTAGATGAAATGAAAAGAGTAACAGAACTAGGAGCACAGTTCCTTGTATGCGGAAGTATGCGAGCTGAGTTACCTTATCAGAAATGCTATGATGTACGTGACTCACACCGGAAGATAGGTCTAGGACTCATGGGTGTACATGAGTGGTTACTTACACGAGATATGCAATACGAAATGAATCCTGAGTTAGCTCAATGGTTAGTTATTTATAATTTATACTCAGAGATAGGGGCAGATGTATTAACAGAAAAGATAGGAGTACAGAAGTGTGAAAGATACAGAAGTGTTGCACCGGCTGGAACCATTAGTATCCTTGCTGGAACAACTTCAGGGATTGAACCGTTGTATGCTACAGGAATTAAAAGACGATACCTTGAGGGAGACGAATGGAAATTTCAATACATCGTCGAGCCTCTTGCAGAGGAACTTGTCAGTAGAGGTGTTGACCCTGATAGCATCGAGACTTCAAGAGATCTTGCAAAAGATGTACGTAGAAGGTTAGAGTTCCAAGCAGATGTACAAAAGTACGTAGATATGGGTATAAGTAGTACCGTGAATCTACCTCAGTGGGGTTCTGTAGACAATTGTATACAGAAAGTCCCTTATATGCAGAAGTTAATTAAAGAGTACGCCCCGAAGTTACGTGGGCTTACGTTCTATCCAGATGCATCCCGTGGCGGACAACCGTTGGTCACCGTGCCTTATCAAGAGGCTAAGGAGAACACTGGATTAACCTTTAAAGAGAACCTGGAGTTCCTAGAGAGCACCAGTTGTAAATCAGGAGCGTGTGGTATATGAATTTTGGAAAAGCAATAGAGGCATTAAAGAATGGTAATAAGGTGCAGAGAAAAGGTTGGAATGGTAAAGGAATGTACCTATGGTTGTGTGCTATAATAAGTAATTGGACAGATTCTGATGGTAATACTTATAAACGTCTACCTTACATTTATATGAAGACCGCAGACGATCATGTAGTTCCTTGGGTAGCATCACAGACTGATGTGCTTGCAGAGGACTGGGAGATAATATGATAGATAAACGATGTAAAAGATGCCAGAGATCAATAGATTTCACTTGTGGGGATCTACCTTGTGATGGGTTTAATAGATTTCTATTAACACCACCGGATACCCCCGAAAATCAATCGGTGAACAACGGGGGTTCAACGGGGTACTACAAGTTCGACCCTGAGTGGACTGAAATAATGGATATTATTGAGGCAAGAGAGATGAATTACGCCCAAGGTAACATCCTAAAGGCAGCTATGTGTTTTAACACTGAGAGGCACGAAGGTACAAACGAGGTCCGTGAGTTAAATAAGATCATCTATTTCGCAAAGCGCCTTTTAAAAAATCATTTTGTCGGGCTATAAAGGGGGATGAAGAGGATGAATAAAGAAATGAATAGAGCAGAAGGAATACTAGAGGAGTTCAAGAGGAAGTACCAGGGTGTAACAACACCTAAGGACCCAGAGTCTTATAATACACCTCAGGTTAGTCGTGCATTAGTTCTGTACTTACAGAAGACATTTAAAGCTAGACAGTACAGTACTGGTGATCCAGCTTTAGTTAATAAGTTATTAATACAGAACGGTGTAGATGCAGTTATTCTATGCTTAGAAGAGTTAAATAACATACAGGAGAAACATGTCAGAGAACAAGATAAAGCTATATCTGCGGGAGACAAGCCTAACAGGAGAGTTTAAAGAGAAAGCGTTCCCTACAGCTCCATGGACTACTGAGTACCTTAAGGTACACATGAAGCACACCGGTGTAACACTGGGGTACATAGGGTGGCATATACAGGACAGTGTAGCTCATATGCATATCTATGTGTATCCTAAGTACAGAACCTCTGGATACATAGAATCCTTTATAGAACTATATAACTCTGATTTCATCCCTCTAATGAAAGAGAAAGCACATACAGTATGTGTTACATGCCCGTACGAGAATCATGCAATGAAGAACTTCTTTAAACGATTCGGCTTTAATCCTGAAGCTCACTGGTGTGCATACACGAAACTTTAACGGAGGAGATTATGGCTTCAGGAGCAATGGCAGCAGCCTTTATTGTAGCAGCAGTTATATCCGCTGGATCAGCGGTGTACAGCGCTAAGCAACAGAAGGAAGCAGCAGCTAAATTAGCAAAACAGAAGGATTTAGAACCAGACCCATTCTTAGTTGATAAGACGGAAGCTGATAAAGCAGCAGAGCTAGAAGAGTTAGGTGGAGGAGAAGAAGCTAAGAAGCGGAAGCTAACAGCTAAAGAACGCTTCGCAGCAGAGCAAGCTGATGTTACAGTTAGCACAGAGGCAGTTGGACTAACCACTGGTGAAGATGTTGTAACTAAACCTAAACCAAAGGTAACTGGTGTACAACTAGGAGATTAACTATGAGTTACGAAGTACCAGAAGATACAGAGATCAAGGCTAGATATACAGCTCTTAGTGAAACAAGGAGTTCCTACCTAGATCGTTTTGAGAAGTACGCTAAACTAACTCTACCTTATATTATGCCAGATAATGAAGATGCAGCAGACTCAGAACTACCACTAGATTATAGTACAGTAGGGGCAGAGTACGTTAATCATCTAGCTAATGTATACGTAGATGAGATGTTCCCAAGCCATAGAAGTTTCTTTAAACTTACTATGCCTATAGAGAGCATGGATAAAGCAATGGAGCCTAATACAGATATAGAGGTTCAATTCGCTAAAGTAGAGAAACAAGCAAGATGACAATTCGAGTACAAGCATTCTAGAGAGTCTACCTTAGATCTGTTAAAGCAACTTATTATAGGTGGTAACAGTATGCTGTATTTCCCACCGGATGATGAGTTCGTCCAGACGTACCCACTGGATAACTACGTGGTATGGCGGGATCTCTCCGGTAAACTTCTAGAGATCGTAACGGTGGACCACACGAGTATTAACGCTGTACCTTTAGATATAAGAGATGAAGTCCTGGCTGCTAAAGCAAAAGAGTTGCAGGGTGATGCTGATATAAATAAGGTGAAGGTAGATATATACACTTGGATACGTAGAGATCATAATAACCCTAAGAAGTTCCTTGTAGATCAATCTGTAGAAGATATAAATATAGGGAAGCAGGATACTTACCTAGAGCATTTATTACCTTGGATTCCTTGTACATGGAATAGAGTACGAAGAGAGGTATACGGTCGTGGTTTAGTTGAAGATCATTATGGTGGTTTCTATAGTATGTCTATATTAGCAGAAGCTCTTGTTATAGCTGGAGCTATTGCATCTGATTTTAAATGGCTAGTTAAACCAGGATCTGTTCTAGATGTAGTAGCAATGAATAAATCAGCTTCAGGTACGTATCACTACGGTCATCCTGATGATGTTAAGGCTATAGAAACAGGTAAGAGAAATGATATCCAGTTCGTAGCTCAATTATTAGATAATTACAGGAAGCAGTTAGGAAAGGTATTCCTGGTACTAAGCACACAACTACGGGATGCAGAACGTGTTACAGCAGAGGAAAACCGGTTACGTGCACAGGAGTTAAACAAGGCGCATGGGGGTGTATTCGGTAACTTAGCTCTGATCTTACAACGACCTGTGGCTGAGCTTTTACTTAGAGATCTAGATGTTATAGTTAAAGGTTCAACAGTAGAACCTGTGGTTATGACCGGGTTAGATGCTATGGGAAGAACCTCAGAGAACGAGAAGATATTAGCAGCCTTTAATGACCTTACAGTACTGAATACAGTTCCAGAGGAAATCAGAGCACGTCTTAAAGCATCTGATCTATTGAAGACTATATTCTTAGGACGTGATGTTGATGCTGATATCACAATGACTGAAGAGGAATTCCTAGTGAAGCAAGCTGAGATGGCTGAAGCACAAGCAAAAGCACAAGCTGGTGAATCAATGATAGATAAAGCAGAACCTGAGCAATTAGCTCAAGGTTTACAGGAGAGTAGATAATGTCCGTTAAACCATTTAATGATGATACTTTAAAAGCACTAGGTGAACAAGGAGGTATCGCAGAGGTTAAGAAGGATGAGCCTGAAGTAAAAGAAGACCCTAAGGTTGACCCCGAAGAGACACCGGATGTAATTCTGGATATCAAAGAGGGTGATCCTAAAGGTGACCCTGAGGTTAAAGAAGATCTAAAGGAAGACCCAGAGGACCCCAAAAAGGACCCCGAGGTTGACCCGTTGGTAGACTCTGGTATAGATATTACTGCTATGCAGGATAGGGTTATTAAAGAAGGATTCACTGATGAAATAATCGCTGAGTTAAAAGAGAAAATAGACCCTGATCTTGTTGATAAACAGGTAGCTAGTTATAAGAGTCAATTAGCAGAGGCTAAGAAGAAACAAGAATCGGAGTTCACAGCTCAAGAGAAAGCTACAGTAGATATGAATACATATATCTATGACTCTGTTGGTGGTGAAGATAAGTTCAAAGCTATGGGGGCTATCCTAGTTGATAAACTAGATAAGTCAGCCCAAGATGTTATTAATACTAAGCTCCAGAGTGGTAATAAAATTATCGTTAATGAAGGGCTTAAAGAAGCTGTAACAGCTTACGAGAAGGTTACAGGTCGAGGAGATACACGTATGTCAGGAGAACCTAATGGAGATACTACACCTGAGTTCACATTTTATACTAAGAGAGATTATCAAGCAGCTATGCGTACTGAGAAGTACAAGACTGATAAAATTTATGCAGCAAAGGTTGATAAGGATCGTATAGCCTCACGTAAGGCTGATAATGCTAAGACGTTACCTGGAATGTACTTTAAACATGGTGCTGAGGGTTTGTATGAAGTTTAAGTAACGATTTGTCGTACTATATAGAGACAAGTTAGTAGGGGTACGGGAACTCAATACTAAGATTTTAATACTAAAACGAGGAACACATTATGGCAGCACAAGATATTTCCGCTAACCTGCACTATCCAATGGCAGAGAATTATAGCGTTGATAAATTCCAGCTCACAATTGAGAAGTTCGAGGGTTCTGTGCATGAAATCATGCAGAAAGCAGCAATCCTAGATGGTGTCTATAGGCATATGCCTTTAGTAGGCACCGATACTATGTCTAATAACGCTATGGGTAACCCGACGTTACAGTCTGTTACCGCTGGTGTTGAGCCGTTAGGTAAAGACATTGAAGTCGGTAAGATGATTGTACAGGTTAAGACTCCGGTTATCGCCAGAGTAACTACACCTATGCTTGCAGACGTACAGACACATATTGATATTAGAGGTAAAACTCCAGGAAACTTCGGTAAACGTATCGCAAAACACACTGATGAACTAAAGTTCGTTCAGATCGTTAAATCTGCGTTATACGATTCCTCTTCTGGTTCAGGTGGTTCCGGCGACATCCTTCCTAAGGGTGAGCAGGATACACTATCCGCAGCTAGTGATGAGTTAGACGCTGCAAAACTTACCACATCTATCTATGCTATTACACAGCAGTTAGCTGAAGGTGATATTGATATTAATGAGGGTCTACTCTATATGGCCCCTGCTCAGTACTTTACACTATTGAAGAATAAAGATCTTCTTGATGGTGATATTAATAAACCTAATGGATCATTTGCACATGCTATGATTCATTCAGCAGCCGGTATGCCTATTGTAATGACTAATCGTATTTCACAGGCAGCAGATACAGTTGCTTCACCAGTTAAAACAGATTCTACAGCAGCCCTTTATGGTGCAGCTTATGAAACTTCCGCTGCTGAAGCTAAAACAGTAGCAATTTATGCAACAGGGGACTCCATTATGGTAGCTGAGAGTATTCCTCTTACTTCTGATGTATACTGGGATAAACGTCTATTGACTTGGTTCGTAGATGCTTACCTACCAATCGGAGCAGCTCCAGACAGAACAGATGTTAATGGCATCATTCTAGCAGCGTAATAATACTTTCCATT